TGGCGCGATCGAAGGCGGGACGGTCATCCCGTCGAAAAAGCTGCCGGATCCCGCGACCCTCATGGAAAAGTGGCAGAAAGAAGGGCATACGGGCGCCGAGATCATGGCGGGCCTCGACGCCTACATGGGCGTGTATTCCAAGGTGCAGCAGCAGGAAGTCGAAGGGCTCAAGCTGCAACTCAAGTTCAAGGAGGATCAGGAGAAATTCCGGCACAACTGGATTGAGGAGAACTTAGGGAAAGCTAGAATCGACGAGGCCGCGGCCGGCAGGAAAGAGAGCGTACAGACTCGCCTATCCATTGCCGAACAGGCATCGAAGGATAGATTGCAGATAGCGGGACAAGCGAGCGCGGATCGCGCGGCGGGGCGCGAACAGGCGGAAAGACTCGCTGGCGAGCGTCTGGACGCAGCGAAGGAAGCGCGCGACTTGAAGGCGCAGACCTCAGGCAAGCAAGCCGCCGTGCGTCAAAGCATCGTCAAAGCCGCTGTGAATAACTCGCTCAAGCGACTGGACGAGATCGAGCAGCGGTTCGGGGATAACGTAACCACATCGCCGTTCTTCGGGCAGTCAGGGAGCAATCCCCTTACTCGCGGCATTTACGGCCTCGGAAAAGGTCTTTACGGAGAAAAGCAGCAAGAAGCGGATGCCAAGTGGGGCAGCTTCATCGATGAGGCGATTCCGGTTTTTACCGGCGGCTTGAGGGGGTCGGATGCCTTCCGCAAATTCCTGATCGAACAGGTGCCAGGGCAAGGCGACAAGCCGAAAACCGTCCGCGAAAAGCGCCGCCTGTTCCGGGAAAACATCAATGGAACAAGCAGAGCGTTCTTTGATAAGTTCTCAAGCGATGCGTCCATGCAGGCACCGGGAACGAGCACGGAGGAAATCGACGCGGTGCGCGCCGGCGAGGGCGCTGGCGCTTGGAGAGTCGAAAAGGTAGGCAAGTGAAATGGCCGAGTACCTTGTCACCAGCCCGGACGGAACCAAGTACCGCGTCACTGGACCGGATGGTGCAACGGACGAACAGGTGCTCGCCCAGGTCAAGGCGTACAAGCCGCCTATAGCCAGAGCGGAACCAAGTCCCGCGCCGATCGCTACAAAAGCGCCCAAACCTACGGAGCCCACAGACGAAGGCACGGCGGCGCAGTTCGTCCTCGGGAATCTGAATAAAGGCATTGCCGGCGTCGCCGGGCTGCCGGTGGACACGGCGCGCAATGCGCTCAACCTCGGCATTGCAGGATACGGCGCGGTCAAGGGCGCGATGGGCGGAACCCCGCCTGATCTGATCCAGTCAGGACCGGGAAGCTCCCAATCGTTCGAGAACCTATTCAAGCGTATGGGTGCGATTACACCCGGCGCGGAACCGCAATCGATGGCGGGCAGATACGGCGCTTCCGCGTTGCAGATGCTCCCCGGCGCGATGATGGGGCGCGGAACGATGTCGCAGGTTCCTGCAAGGGCAGCGGCCGGCGCAACCTCGGGGCTTGCCGGGGAAGCGGCTGGCGACATCCTGGGGGAAGAATACCGCGGCGCAGGGGCGATGCTTCCCGCTGCGGGTAGGCTTGCCAAACCGCCCACGACATCGGAACGCGCAACGGCAGCACGGCAAGCCGAAATATTCAAAACCGCAAAGGATAACAATATCCCAATTCCTCCCAGAGCCATGAAACCGGATGCCGCGCAGCAGTCCATCGTGGATACCGTCAACAAGGAATTGAAGCAGCCGCCGGGAACGGACATTTCGCCGAATACCTTGAAGACGTTCAGATCAGCCTATGCCGGCGATTACGAGGCGGTCAAGAAATCCCCGGCGCTCGCAAACGGAGTCAAGCCTACGCCGACGTTCCAGGCCAGGCTACAGGACATCGGGCAGGACGTGCAGAAGGCGAAAAACAATCTGCCGGAAACTTTCAAGAGCATGGGGCCGGTGCTGTCTTTGTTGGGCGAGTACGGATACGGCCAGATGCCAGGAGGGCGCGGGACGCTCCCGCCGAGGGCGCAGCCCATACCGGCAGACGTGGCCATGCGCGCAATCAAGAAGCTGCGCTCGGACGCGACGACCAACTTGATGAACGAAAACCCGGAAAAGGTCGAACTCGGGCGCGTGCAGCGCAAGCTCTCTCTCGCAATTGAGGACTTGATCGACGAGCAGCTTTCAAAGTCGCCGCTTTCGACCAAGGATGAAATAGCCAAGTGGCGCGAGGCGCGCACGGCTATCGCCAAGAGCTACGATGTCGAATCCTCGCTTGACCCCACGACGCGCAAGGTGTCCGGTTCGCGTCTGTCGCAACTGCTCACCGAAGGGCGCCCGCTTACCGGGGGCCTCAAAGACCTTGCGGAAGTCGGCGGCGAATTCCCCGAAGCGATGAAGTCTCCCAAAGATCAGGACTATTTCACGCACCGCGTAACCCCTATGGCGATGACCCACCCGGAAGCGGCGGCGACGCATTGGGCAACGCGCTTGTGGGACCCGATCACGCTATCGAAGATTTACCAGAGCGCGTTCGTTGATCCGGCGAAGAAACTGTCTCCCGAACAACAGCGATTGCTGCGCTTCACCGCAGCCGCACAGCAGGCCAATCGTCCGGGCCAGATTGACGCGCCGCCGCAGGAATGAGCCCGTGGACATCCTAAAAATCCCTAAAGAAATCCCCGATGATGTTGTCAATCGCATGATTGAACAGCAGGAAGCGAAATGGCCTAGACTGGTACACGCAAATAAACAAATCAGGGAATTTTCTAAAACGGACAGGGGACAGCGTTTCTTTTCAGAGAATCCATCCATTGATCTGCGCGCTGCCTTGGTATCGGATTGCTGCTCAGACACATTGAATTGCGGCAGGTGCGCTTTCATTTCCGCCTTGCGTAAATGGGGCGTTGCAAACCCGCCACCGCAATGAGCGAACGCCTGCTCATTATCGATACGTGCAGCAATGCGCTCGATCTGGCAATGCGGGCGCAGGAATGGGGACATGAAGTCCTCTACTACGACAAAAACCGCTCCGATGGATCGCACCGCATGGCCGGGCGCGGGATCGTGCCGAAGCTGATCGACTTCGACCTGTTGCGCAAGAAGTACATCGGATGGGCAAGTCTTATTTTCACGCCTGATAATGTGATGTACCTCGACCTCCTGGAGCCATACCGCAAACTTGGCTATCCCGTGTTTGGGCCAGGCATCGAAGCCGCGGATTGGGAACTGGACCGCGCGAAAGGCCAAGCGGCGATGAAGGCGGCTGGCATCAAGACGATTCCGGGCGTGGAGTTTCACGACTTCGCCGAAGCCTCAAAATTCGTGCAAAAGCACCAGACGTACACCGTTTGCAAGCCATCGGGGGACGCTAATAAGGTGCTCTCCTACGTCGGAGACGACGCGGCCTGTCTCGTCTATATGCTTGAGGACCGGTGGCCGAAAAACGAAGAGTACGTCCGCGACGCGAAAGAGCACGGCTTCATTCTGCAAGAGAAAAAGGTCGGCACCGAGTTTGCCGTGACGGGCATATTCGGGCCTGCCGGATGGGCGGATTGCTGGTTCGAGAACGTAGAATTCAAAAAATTCATGGACGGGGACTTGGGTCCGACGACTGGCGAAATGGGCACGGCGGTTATAGCGGTCAAGCAATCCAAGCTCGCCGACATCGCGCTAAAGCCGGTGACGAAGCAGCTTGAGGCTCTGGATTACGTCGGCTACATCGACATCAGCGGGTGCATTGATTCATCGGGCGCATTCTGGCCGTTCGAGTACACGATGCGGCCAGGCTGGCCCATGCACCACAACATTGCCGCGCTCATGCGAGGCGATCCGGTGAAATGGATGGTGGACCTATTGAACGGGCAGAACACGATGGACGTGGTTTTCGACACCGCTTGCATTTCCGTGGTGATGACGATCCCGGATTTTCCGGTAAGCAAGCTCACCGGACGCGAGATAATTGGGATTCCGGTTTATCATGCTGGAGACCGCGAGCACGTGCATCTTTCCGGCGTGATGATGGAGGACATTCCAACTCAGGTAGGGGATAAAGTGGTTCGCCTGCCTGGGTATGTGACCACGGATGATTACGTATTGGTGGTCACAGGAACGGGCGATACAATAACGTCCGCACGGCACAGCGCGTACTCGGCTATCAGGAAGATCAAGCTCGCGTCGAATGATCCTGAATACCGGCTGGACATCGGCAAGGGGCGTTTCGTGAAGCAGTTACCGGAGCTACAAAAACATGGATTCGGAAAATCCTTCAAATATTAAGCGCTGTTGGAAATGCCTCGCTTACAAATCTATGGACGAGTTTCATAAATGGGCGAATGAATTTTATATGGCCGAGATTTATCACCTTGCAAAGCTCAGGACAAAAATAACGGGGTTTTCCTGGCACGTTGACCATATTGTCCCGTTAAAGTCAGACATCGTGTGCGGGCTCCACAACGAATTCAATCTGGCGGTTATACCCGCTATTGAAAACGTTAAAAA